TCAGGATACCTTTGGACCCTTCTAAAGAGGAGAAGTCTTATCTTGGAGTCAGAGGGGTTGAAGGAAAGAAATTCGAGAAAGAGAACAGAGAAGAGAAACTATCTTATGAGAGCAGGTCTAGAGAAAGTTATTCCCTTGATGTAAACACTGATGACATCAGTGATTTTGTCTTAAGAGATAAAATCTCGCTGGAAGCTTCTGAATCAGATTTGTATGACTACAGATACCAAGAAGTGAAAGCTTTTTGCAAAAGATTTTCTCTAGACAACTCATTGCTGGACACCTCATACATAGATGATCTGAAAAAGACAATGATCATAAAATCCCTGAGATTTTCTTCATTGTTATCAGAAGAGTTAAATTACTCTTTGAAGCAAAATTGTTCAGAAGATGAGTATGTCCTCAAAATAATAAAAGACTATAGAGCTGTCTTGCTGATAAAGCCTTCAAAACAATCAACAGGACTAAGATTTTCATTATTAGTTGAACCAGGCTCCACACTTCCTTTGCCATTCAAGCAGCCTGAAATCATAACTGAAAGCTTTCTGATCTATGACTTCCTTTATTCAGATGAACACAAGTTGTCCAACATGATAGGATGTGATTTAAACGCCATCTTACTGAAGCTTGTCTCAGAATACAGCACAGATTCCAGGATAAACCAAAATCCTAGTGAGCAGTCTGAGTGCCATTTTAGGATGTCTTTGTTAGTCTACCTAGAAGATAAGGAGAAAACAGCCTCTGATTTGTCTCTCATCAGATACGCATACATGAATCAAACTGTGAATTATCATATGGACAGGAATCCGCTAAGGATATTGGAAAAAATGTCTAAGTACCCAAAAAGCAGACTTCTAGTTCACATACAAAAACAGGTTATCAAATCTTTCTCTCTCTACAGGAAAGTAGGCGGCATGTCTGGAGATGATAATGACGACACTTCAAAAGACAAAATTGATGGACTTTATAGCTGGGTGGACTTAAAACCAATAAGAAAATTTGAAACAGCTCTTTATCTATCTTATTTCTCTCAAATGCACAATAAAGACGAAGGAGCAGAATTTCATGGTTACTTTCAAATATTCAACAAGATTATAAAGGAAGAGAGGAAAATGCGAAGTCTAGACAAAGAAAATATGTGGAAAAATGACACTTTAGAACCTAAAGATCATGAGTTTAACTCAAATTTTGTTTGTGTGATGTCAGACAATTTGCTGAATGAACTCAATAAAAGAAAAGGTGATTTCCACTCCTTTGTTAAATCTGAAGTCATGAGGAAACTTTCAAAGAAAAGCATACTTGAATTTGCCACAACAAAAGCTAGTGCAATAATTTCTGAAGAAATTGACTTTTCTCCAGACTCTGATTTAAACAAGAGAAGGAAATGCATGGAGGCTGTTCTAGAAGTCATAGAAACTCTAGATCTGTCAGATGAGCATGTTTTTCTTAACTTGGACAAAATATTTGATATAGTGGAAAAAAGAGGAGGAGTTTGGGCTAATTTGTTCAAGAAACTGCAGCTCACTGGAGTGAGAGAAATCTTTATTTTGGACATATTTTCTAGAATTTTGGTTAATTTCTTCGAAACGATAGCTAGACTCACATGTGAGATAATTCCAGAAGAAATGCTATCAAAAGGAACTCAAAAAATGAGGAGAGGAGATGAGCACTTTAAAGATGTCGAAAAGCTTTCAACTTCCTCTGATGAAATTATAACATCAAGTGATGCAGCAGATGCA